TCACCTAGTTTCGCCATCATTATCTCCTTCGTAGTATTCTTTATACTTGTCAAGTATATCGTTTGTAATTTTTAATTGATTTCTTATTTGAGCAAAGTTTTTTGCTATCAATTGATAGTCATTATCTGTAAGGCCAAATAAGACAGGATCAAGGCCTTGTTCTTCCATCTTTTTAAATACTTCATCAGCGTTTTCAGATGTAATAATAATCCACTTAATTTGTTCTAATTGTAGAGGTGTAGGTTTCTCTAAATTTAGTTCCTGTCTTTTGACTTCTTCTTTAAATATACTTAACTTCTTAACACCTGAGCAGTTAGTAAGGAATATACTTAGGATTAGCAATACTAGGACATTCAGGATTGATTTCTGACTTCTTTGTAGCATTCTTTTCTTCTTCCGTTAATGGTGAACCACTAGCGATTTCAATACATCTTTTAGCGTTTTCACTACCTTTGTTTATAATTCTTTCTATGACCTTTGTTCTTTCAATGGCCAGTTTACCAATATCTCTTTCTTTCTTATTAAATCTTTTATCTAAATCATCTAAGTCTTTTTTGAGATTATTGACTAATTCATTTATCTTTTTATTTGCTTCTAATATTTCAGCAAAGTCTTTCTTTTGATTTTCAATAACTTGTTTCTGTTCTGATATGGCAGATTCTAATTTAACTGCGTTTTCTTTTAGAATAATGTTATCTCTTTGTAACTTCATAACATAAGCACCAGCGCCTATGACGGCGCTGATGAGTAGTCCAATAAAAAATAATCTAAAACTTAACATAGTTTAGTCTTTCTTCCAGATAGCCCACAGACCCCAAGCGATTGAAGCCCAAGCGGCCATTTTAGCAATAGGACTTGCAAATAAAATTATAAGACCCATAGCTATTAAAGCACCACCGTGTAATGATGATAACTCTTTCATTCTAGCTTTTAACCATTCCATATTAGTTTCTCCTTTGTTACTTTATTTGTTCGTTTCTTTTTCTATGACCATTCCAAGCTACAAAGCCACCTAGTCTTAATGACCAATAAGCAAGGTAATTCATAAAATAGAAACCGTTTACTTCTATGTTTATATCTCTAAAGATTTGATCTGCTCTTTTTTGATTTACTAATAGAAGTGAACCCGATTTATCTGCTGGTTTACAAGCAGCATACTTGTACATATAATCGTGTACAAGACCGCCAATTAATAACACACCAACTGGTGAAAAAAACGTTCTTAAAAATTTTGGTATACTTGCACCATCAAATTGAAAACCTTTTGGTATTACATACTCAGTACCATTTATATTGTATCTCCAATTCTTTGTTAGTTCCCAATTTCTTGTTGACATTAACCACATAATAATACCTTTCCAAAATCCTTTTCCTTTGGTAGCAATTCTTACTGGTTGTAAATGTGGTAGTTCTTCGTATGAAAACTTTAAATTAGATTTTCTTTTATCTAATAAGTTTATAATAAATCCTATGATAACACATAATATTAATAATGACCACTGCCAAAATTTCATTGCTAAAGCTATTAATAGTTCCATATTAGTCCTTCTTTTTGTTAGTATCTATAAATGATTGATATATTCTATGAGCGGCACCTAAATCTTTTTTCTTTTTAGGGTCTTTTGCTCTTTCACTAGCAACTTTCGCTCTTTGTGACATTGCGATAGCCGCTTGAATTTTGTGTGCGTGTGATTTACCAGAGTTCTTTATTTTGTTTACAGATGTTCTTGCCGTTTCAGCGTCTGTAAAACCTAAACCGTGTATTGTGCCTTTTGGATTTTCATCTGTATATAAATCTGAATGTTTATCTGAACCAGCTTTCTGTCCTGGTTTTCTTGGTATTCTATTTGTGTCTTCTCTAATACCTAATCTTTTTTGTACTCTTTCAATTTCTTTTTTAATTTGTTTTTGTTTTTCAGAACCTGGCATAACTGACATAGCCTGTCTTACAAGTTTCATATACAAAGCTTTATCTTTTAAATCATATTCTTTATTAGCTGTTATAAATGGCCTCATTGTGCCAGCGGCCTGTGATGTATAATTGGCATTTAAACCAACACCTCTACTATCTTTACCTGCTTGGCCTTTTGGTGGTGTATCACCTAAACTAACCATTGGAGATATATTATCTACATAACCAATTCTATAACCACCCATATAACTAATATATTCTTTTAATGTTTTAATTTTCATATGTGTACCCATATCTTATATACATTTCATCTTTCCAGTCTTCATTGTATTCACACTCTTGGAAAGAACCAGCGTTAGGCATTATATTTGTCCTTAAAAGTTTTGTATTCTTTTTTTTCTTCTATTTTAATTTCAGTTTTACCATAAATCTTTTCATCTATTTTAGTATCAACTCTATCAAGGCCATCTAATACTTGTTTTAAAAGTACATTATTATTATCGTTATTTTCTTTGACCATTTGACTTATCTTTTTAGATATTTTTTCTTGTTCATCACCTTGTTCTTTTTTTCTACGTATCATATGAGGAGATTGTGATACAGCAGCATTAGGAGCCAAGTCAACACCACCACCTGCAACTGAATTTGCTGGAGCGTCTTCTTCCATTCTACTTACTATGTCTTGTGCTATTTCTTTAAAACTTTTCATATTCGTCCTCCGAATAAAGTTGTCCATCTTTTTCATACACATCAATACCAAAACAAGTCATTAATGGTTCTGTTTCATAGATAGGTTTAACTTCGCCTTGTTCTGTTAATAGTTGCTCGTATTGATTTGTTTCTTTTAAATAAGTAATAACGGCACTTTCAATAAGTGTCTTATGTGGTTCATACTCTTTTTTTTCTTTTAAAAGTAATGCTAGAGCAACAGCAAAAGAACCTAATTTACTACCTAAACCTACTTTTTTAAGTATTCTTTTTAAATTAAAAACAAATCTATGTAAATAAGTATAGGCTTTTTTTTCATTTTCAGTTTTTAATTCTTTATTTTTCTTTAATACATTACCGTCTTTATCAATTATACCTTGTTTAAACGCCTCTTGTCTTTCAAAAGGTGTTACAAGTAATTTGATAACTCGATAAGTTATTAATGTATCAACTAATCTACTAGCCATTTAATTCCTTATTTAAAAGTTCATCTATTTGTTTATCTGTATTTACATTATGTAATTCGTGTGGATACAGATAGTTCAAATTATTAAGTATAGATTTTAAATAAGGCCAATAAACTCTATCTATTTTAAACAATAATAAAGTTACTGCTGCCTCAACTCCAAAAACATTTGCTAAGACTATTACGTGATTAACTGCTAGTCTTACTTTAATTTTTTTGGTTATCTTATACTTACGAAATAACCTTTTAAGATATTTAAACCGTTTAATATCATCATAAAATTCCTGTTCCTTTTGTAAGGTAGGATTATCATAATTTTGTTGTGCAAATAACAGCCAATTATCTTTGGTTATCTCTTTGAACATTGACTACACTAATTTAGCGTAGACCTTAGATGTTCCGTTTTTAAGTGTTTCGTAACTAACTTCTAGTTTTAAACCACTTTCTTTTCTATGAGATATACCATCATCATTAATATCGGATCCATCGGTATCTTTACCAAATCTCCCACCAAATTGTTTCACTTCAGCAGTTACTTTACCATTATCACCGTTTAAATCAACTGGCGATACTGTTAAACCTATTCTATGTAATTTCTCTCTAAGTTCATCTACAGCGTGTTGAGGTTTAATAAACTCTCTTTCTGCAATTGAACCCACGAAAGCATTTACTCTTTTAAGTACGTCAGCGTTTTCTATGTTATGAACACCAATAGAGCCATCTTCAACTGAATTAGATGTAGTAACTCCAACGCCCAACGGTGACATACCTTCTTTTACGTGTTGTTTAAAAGTTTTCATTGTTCTCCTCTACTTATATTTGTCTGATACCTTTTTTTGTCCATCTGAACGAGGTATCAATCCTTTTGCTTTTAGATGTGCCTTATCTGTAAAACCTGCCTTACCTGCCTTATAACGTTTCATTGCGTCAGCAGTATTAGGTGGTGTTTCACCCAGCAAGTCTTCTTCAAAGTCTTTTAGTTCTTCTTCTTTTACAAAAGATTTAAACTTTTTTACCATCTTTGTTTTCCCTACTTAACTTTAATAATTTTTCAGTTTGTTGAATAGCACCGTAAAGAGCATTTAAATTATTTCTCATACCTATAACTTCTTTTTCAATGCTTTCAATTTGTTTTTTTGTTTTATCAAAATCAGATTTTAAAGTTGTTAATTCTTCTTGTAATATTTTTTCATCAATTGCCATAATATCTCCTCAAATTAAGCGACTACTTGTCCGTTACCGCCAATTACATTCCAGTTACTATCTTTAAAAAATAAAATCACACTTCTACCTGGTGCGTCTATGTTTACAGTTGTACCTGAAACAAAATTATCAGGTGTAATTGTTACTGCGTTTGAACCTGAAGTTGATTTATTAATAATAATTTTAACTTGACCATCAGCGCCGTCACCTACTGTTACTGGAGCTGCACCTGAAGTTGCGTTAACTAAAGTTGTACTTTCAGTAAGTGTTACTGCTGTTGATGTTGAACCATCACCAGTAATTGTTTGAGCAGTATCTTTTAATCCTATCCAAGATGGAATATTATTAAAGACATCTTCTGCTGTTATTTTTTTGTTGATTGGTGTACCTGACGGATCGTCAACTACGTGAAACAAGTCTGCACTTGCTAATGCGTTACCTAGATCGGTCAACGCCGTTATTTTTTTGTCTGCCATTTTTTTCTCCTGTTAACCCTTTCGGGAATGCTACTCTAGGTATTTGCCTAGATCAATTTGTTCATATAGTATATATAAGGGCACTTTGAGCGCCCTTATATGATTTTGTTATTAAGCTGCTACAGTTAATGTACCTGCTTGAGCAGCGTTTGTAATTGTAGAGTTTGTTGTTGTATTAGCATCTTTGATAGCACCGCCGTTAAGTGCTACTGCGTTTGTACCAATTGATAGTACATCATCTTCAGCAATACCACCATCTGCAGCACCATAAGTTGCTCTGAATACAATTTCGTTAGTTCCTGTACCAGAGTTGTAATCTGCTGTAAATGTAGCGTCTGTACCACCACCAGCTTGTGAATTAGTTACTGTTACTTGTGGTGTTCCTGTAATGTCAACTCTTTCGTTAAATCTTACTCTAACGTCAATGTTTCCACCAGCAGCTTCGCCGATTGATGTTGTTACAAATTCTACTTGTGTGATATTTGCTGAACCCATATTTGTAGTTAATCCGCCGATTGCTACTAATACTTCTGGATCTGCATTTGGATTACCATTACCTGATAATACTGAGCCAGCTTCTCTTACCCAACCTTGAGAGGTTGCATAGACTTCTTTTTTTTCTTCGTCTGTAAGATTTTTAGGCTTTATATCATTTCCCCATAAAGACATATATCTCTCCTTAAATTTAATATTTGTTATATAACTCTACTATTTATAAGAATAGATACTAGAAACCTAGTTTTTTAAGTTCTCTAATAGTATTGGAAGTAGTGGTATGTAGTATTCCTATACCACCTTTTTGTGTGAATTGATCTGTGTTTTTCTTGTAATCGTCAATTAAAATAGCAGGTTGGCCTGCCACTTTGGCATAGTTTTGTTTCTGTACTCTTTTTACCAGATTGACATTACCTGGAGCAATTCCTAAATTAGTTCTTGCCCAATGTGATTTACCTGGTATACAATTTGGATCAAAGCTTTCTTCAACGTATGCTGATAAGATATGTGGTTTATATTTTGAAATAAAATTCCAAAGGTCTTTACCGCCTGCCATCCAAGGAAGTGTATGCCAAAATTTTGGTGTTGCCTTTATTTGATCCCATTTTTCAGATTTACTGCCGTAAGACCATTGAGTTATAGATTTACCTATAACTTTCTCAACACCTTTGGCAAAGTCACAAAGGACTCCATCCATATCACAGTAAATTCTTGATTTCATAGTGTTTTCCATATCTATATACTATCATATCCTAGCCAAAAGTCAAGTGTCATTCTGACACAGCTAGATAGAACAAAAAGCGAACAGATTAATTTTTATACTCAACTTCAGGTGAAGTATCAACTGGAGTAGCTTTTGAACCTGTATCTGCCTTTGCTTTTGATTTTTTAATGTCTGGATCGTTTTCTTTAGGACCCTCACCAACTCTTTGATTCGCTTGATCGGCCGTAGCGTCACCAACAGTATTCATAGCTTCTTTTTTAACTTTTTTATAAGCTTCTTTAAACTTCATTTTAGGAGCTGGATCAACAATCTCTTTTTCACCCTTAGCATCCTTTTTACTCTTGTTCATATCTTTTGTCATAAAAGAATGAGTTTCATTTTTTTGATCTTTTTCAATTGACTTAGCAATATCGTGTGCTTTAGTAATTGTAGATTTTTTTAAAGGTGGTTTGTCGTTCTTTGCTTTCATAGCAGCAGCCATACCCACAGCATAAGGATTATCTACCTTTTCATTTTTAGCAGTGTATTTTGAATCTATTTTATTAAAGAAAGCCTTTTTTTCAGCAGGTGTCATTGAACCTATACCTTTACCAGTTTTCTCTAATTCTTTTTTAAACATTTGCTGATATTCTGATTCAGCAGCGTACTTTGACATTTTAGCAGCTACTTCTTCAATACTACCAGGCTTACTTTGTAAGTATCTTGTCATTGTTATTTACTCCCTTTTACTTTAGCGGCTAAATCTTTGTCAGCGCCTCCCCAAGTTCCTGAGGATTTTGTTACGAATGAATTTACTCTAGCAAGTGCCCATTGGACTTGGCCAGCACCTGGTCGGTGTCCACCTTTCCAAGCGGCCATTCCTCTATCGTAAACTTGTTTTAATATTGAGTAAGGCATACCTGTTTTTTCTGCCTTATTTTTAACGGCAGCAATTGACTCAATATATAATCTCATTTCTTCTTTCATATCTTCTTTTTTCTTAGCTTCTTTTTCAGCTTTATCTTTAAGAAGTTTATTAGCAATACCAATTGTTAGTGGAACTTCACCTGTTTCAGGATTTGGTTCTGGCTTGATAGCTTTATGTTTTTCATTTTCTAATTTTGTTTTTAATAAAGCAACTTGATCTTTTAGAGCCGCTACTTCTTTTTCTTTTGAAGCAACTTCTTTTTTATCATCTTTATCTCTTTCAGCTCTTATCTTTGCTATTTCAACACCATCTTCCTCTTTTAAATCTTCAAACTTACCTGTCTTTTTGTAAATTTTATTTCTAGCAAGTGTTGATATAAAAGGTATATTAGCTTTTACTAACTGTCTTAAAGTATTTAAATCATATGAGGGTTGGTCTAAATGTTTTGATATTTTAGTTGCCATTTGAGGTGAAATAGTTTTACCTTTTAAATCAGCATAAGCTTTTTGTAAGTCTTTTATAATACTAGCGGCCACTTTTTCGTTCATCTTTTCTTTTTCTTTTGAACTATGACCAAAATGTTTGTGTACTATCTTGTCTAAATCTGTATGAAACTTATCTATTTCTTTGTCATCATAAGTTTTTTCATCTAAAGATTCTTCACCTAGTATTTTCTTAACATCAGCAACTGACATTTTTAATTTTTTAGCAATTTCATCTGCCTTTTGGCCTTCTTGGTTGGCCGTAAATATGTCTTTTAAACTTGCTTCTTCTAATTCAAATTCTTCTTTTTTTACTTTAGCACCTTTACCATACATATCAACAAATCTTTGTGCTTCAGCAGCTGTATTGTATCTGCCTAACTCCATAGTAGTGCCGTCTTTTTTAGTAATCTGTACTGTAAATTTTTCTTCTAAACTTTCATTATATTTCATTAATTCTTTTTCAACTGTAGGATTTTTAGATAAACCTTTTTCTAGTTTTTCTATTTCATCTACAGCTTTTGTGTAATTATTAGCATACTTTTTAGCAAGGTCTTTTGCTTTTGAAACTAAAGTCCAACCATAAGTTTTTTCTTGTAGTTCTTCGTTTTGTTTCATATCAGGATTATACATTAAATAATCTGAAACGGAGTTGATATAGTCTTTTGCTTTTGTAATTTTAGATTGTACCCAAGCCTCTAAAGGATTGCCTTCATCTGATTTACCTTGTAACATTGAAGCAAGTTGAGTTGCTTTATCAGCGATAGCTTCTAGTTCACCACGAGCCATTGAAACTTCGTGGTCTTTATCATCTTGTTCTTTAATGCCTCTAACTTGTTTTAAAAGTTCAGACATTGTGTTTCTATATCTACTCATTTTTTCTCCTATAACGCCGAATAAATTGCGTCCCAATTTTTAATTTTTTTTTTCAAATCGTTCATTAATGTTTTTTCTAATCTTTGTCTAATTTGTATAGCGTCATTTCCAATAATTGAACCATAATTGTCGTGTACCATTTCTAACGCTTTATAAGCATCTGCTAATTTTCTATCTCTTAAAATTTTATCAGCAATATATCTTCTTGCTTCAAAATGATTGTTGTTTGCAGTTTTTGCTCTAACGTATTGTAGATCGGTTTTACTCGCTTCCGCTTCTTGTAAATCTAATCTCATTTCTTTTAGTGTCTTACTCATATTCTTTTATCTCCAGTTTCAGTTCCGAATTACCTTTATGTAATCTGTGAAACTGTTCCTTTTTAATATAATAATTGTTACCTATTTCTAATTCTGTAGGTAACTCATTATCATATTGTAGTTTCCATCCTGTTCCATAAATCACTTTGACAGTTCGATCTTTTCGATCTTTGTGCCATATCAATTGTTTGTCTTTAATATTTTGTTTAAAGACTCTAGTAAATATATTTTTGTAAATACTATTTTCAAAATCTTCAAACGGCTTGTAATAATCTAGTAAGTCTTTCATTACCAATAAAAATTACCGCCGCCTGACATTCCTAAAGACTTGGCATATCGTGGTAGGTTACACGCCCAATATGCCGCTTTAGTTTTATCTTTCTGCTGGTCACATCTATGACGAGCAGCAAAGCTTTTTCTTGCTTCAGGATTTTTAAGTTTAACACTTAATCCTGTTGTGTCGCCCCAAGTGACTTTTTTAATCTTGTCACCATCACGGACAAACACATAAAATTTTTTAGGTCCACCTCTTTTTGGTTTGTTAAGTGGTGGATTTTTTTCTTCTTCTTCAATTGGTATATCAAGTGGTACTTTTTGATCTTCGTAAATACCAAACTCACCAATATCAGATTCTAATAGTTGTTTATCCCAATCGTTTAATTCAGTCAAAAGGCCTTCTTTAAATAACTCTCTAGCCTCTCTAAACAACCTATAAAATTCTTCACTATGGATTCTATAGATATTTTCAGCAAACGGTATATTATTTTCAACATGATACATAACCGATTTACTAATCTTATCTTTATAGTCTGTAAAACTTAACATTATATCTTCTCCATCATTCGTTTCACTACTTCATCCAATTTAGAACGCCATTCTTCAGCGTATCTTTTCTTATATTTATCTATTGTTTCATCTGAAAGTGACCATTTTTCAACATCTTCCTTAGTAATATCAGCAGTTTCTTTATTAGTTACTACTTGTTTTAAATTCTTCTTTGGATCACTTGGTTTGTATGAACCACCTTGGAATTTAGGGTCATAACCAGATTGACCTGGTGTTATTTTATTTGTGTATTCAGCGTAATCGTGCCCTATATCATATGCCTCTGGCACACAATTAGGCACTTTTTTACCATCTTTATCTTTTAATCCCACTTGTTTATATCCTTTCCAACAAGCATCCGCTAAATCCTGTTTTAATTCACCAAACATCTTCTTATATTTTTGTGTGTGTTTACTAGGTTTAGTTTTTGCTTTCTCGTCACCTGGCGCTGGTTTGTATGGACCTTTTTCTGTATCTTGTGATTTAAAGTGAGCCGCTCTTTTTGATTTAACATTTTTTGATAAATCTTTATAGTATTTTTTAGGTTGTGTACCTTTTACTTTACCAACATCTTTATCTTGTGGTAAACTGTCAGTATGGCCGTATTCTTTCTTTTCTGATACGGCTTCAAATCCATAATCTACATCTAAATTATATTCTCTCACTTCGGCCTCTCTATCTGCTGGTACTGGAATACAGTCCCAAATCCAAGCCTTGTGTAAATTGTTATTATTATCTTCTAGTACAACGTAATTTGTACCTCTTCTTTTTATTGTTCCTTGTACGTCTTCTTTGACGTAATCTACTTTATCTCCTATGTTAAAGATCATTTCTCTAACATATAAATCTCTTATTTGATTTTGTTCAAACTCTTGTAAACTAGCTATTGGTTTAGCACCTGAAACTTGCATTAATCCACCATAAGCGGCTGCTAAGTTCATTCCTTTTCTTACCATTTTCATAAGTTGTGGTACTTTTCTATAACCTGATGGTACACCCATTGAAAAAGATTTTTCATCTCCTTTTTCAGCAGCTGATCTCATTTTACTTGCTGACATACCAGTAGCACCTTCAGCGTCTGGATCTCTTTCGCCAGCAGATACAACTTTAATACTATCAAAGTCATAAAAACCGTGTCTGTTTCTTTGGCCATTATATTTCTTTAATATGTTTTCAAACTCTCTTACTCTATCACTACCTGCTACCATAGTTACATCTGTATAACCTTTGTTATATAAATCAGTAGCTAAATCTAAAACCATATTGGTAGGATTTAGTTCTATATTTCTAGCGTGTTGCGGAAACATATCTTTCATTACATTTAGTTTATCTCTTGGACTTAATGGATTCTTTTTACTATCTTGTGATCTACTTAAAAATATTTTGTAATCATTTGTAGATAATGATTTAACTTTTTTAATTAGTTTTTCGTGGCCAATAGTAGGTGGATTAAATCTACCAAAAGTAAATGCTACTGACTTGGCTTCTGGTAAAAATTCTTCGTGTACCATACTTTGTAATTTTTTAGGATTAATGTCGTGGAAAGTATCAGCAACAGCAGCCGCATAGTAACCTATGTCGTGTCTTAAAGGTAATCCTTCTTTTGATCTTTCTTTTTTCTTTCTATCAATCACATCTTGTAAAACTTTAGCAGCGTATTCATATCTTTTAGAAGTTGTTGCCATTCTTCTAATCTTATCAACAACACCTTTAGACCACCTTTTAGCGGCCATTTTAATGTCGTTTAATGAAACTGCTTCTGTTTTTAAACTATCAACTTCTTGGTCTGTTACAATACCATCTTCTAATATCTTTTTACATTTTTTATAGAATTTTAGATAGTGATACTTCTCTAACATTTTGTAAATAACATTTTTTGGTAATCTGTTTTTAACACCATATTGTCTAATCTCATCTGGCGACATATCTGTATCAAAGGCCGCTCTTCTTTCGGCGTCAACGTTATCACCTATTTTTACAATCTGTTCTAAACTATTTTCTATTTCTTCTAGTTTATCTTTTATCTTATCTTGTAAATCTAATACATCATTTGGTTGTAATTCTGTTAGTTCATCATAATCTATTATATCTCTTTTTAGTTCACCTTTAACTACATCTAATTCTTGTACTTTTCTTTCAAACTCATTTACATATAAGTTAGGATCAAAAATAAATTCTTCAGGTCTTTTTACAAAAGTATTACTTTCAATATCAAATACAGCATCAGCCTTTTCTTCTTGGTCATCATAAGTTTTCTTATCTGTAATGAAATAAAAATTAATTGGATGTTCAGAACCAGGTATTAATTGACCTTGTATATTATCTGGATTAGAAGCTGATAGATATTTTTTAGAAAGTCTTACTCTTTCTTCCTCTTGTTTTTCTACAGGCACATCAAACAATACATTGATGTCTAAATCAGCGTCATTTCTATATCTTTTTGTTAAGATAGAACCGATTAAACCTGTTTTAATAATAGGATATTCTTTTTCAAATTCTGATAATTGTTTATCTATTTGTGCTTTAACACTAGGTTTGATTTTTGGATTATCAGTATCAGCATCATCAAATACTTTTGGTGCGTATATTCTTCTAGGAATATCAATGATACTTTCTACTAAATTAAATTTTTCTTTAAATGATTTTATCATCTTTTTTTAGCCTCTAATTCTTTTCTTATCCAACTTAATGCTATACCGTTTTCTGGTTTGGTTCTTAATCTACTTCTAATAAATTTAGCCGCTGTGTTTAATGTTTGAGTTACTAATTCTTGTTCACTTCTATTATTATCTACAACTAACATTTTATTAGGACTAAAAATTCTTTGAAAAGAACCTATATTAGCCTGAACACCTTGCCAACTTTTCTGTACAATGTATTCTGGTATTGATCTTGGTCGTTTTTTATTTCTTTCTAATGCCACATCTAAACTAGTGTTTACAAATACCATATAACAATCATAACCAATATTTCTTAACATACCTACTTGTCTTTGTACTAAGTCTAAATCTCTACCTGTAGCGTCAATAACTAAACCTAATCTACCCTCTATATAAGTATTTAACATTGTAGAAGCTGTCATTTTTGCTTTTGCTCTTACAATATTTCTAAAGTATTCTTCTTCATCTGGCATTTTTAAAGATAAATTTGCCTGTTTTAAACCTCTTTCAAAGGCAGCATCCGAATTAACTACTTTTAAACCTGTACCACCAAAAGCAGAAGCTGTTACAAATGTTTTACCAGAACCAGGACCACCTGCTAAAAAGAAGGCCTTAAAAATACCTGGATCGTAAACACCTTCATTTAAATATTCTCTAAATTCTCTTAATGGTTTTGCCTTTAGTTGTTTTATAATTCTATTTGCTATTTCTTCAGGTTCACCGCCTTCAGCTTTTACTTCTATAAAACCTGGTTTTTTTCTGTAATACTCAACTACAGGACCAGTTTCTTTTTTATATAAAGCAATTCTGTTTTTAATAATTTCTGGTTTATCATCTTCTCTACCTCTAGCCGTTAGTCTTCTTATAACTTCTTCAGGACTTACATTTAAATAAACCACTTTATCTATTTTAATTCCTTCTCTTTCTAAATCTCTTACTTGTTGCATATATCTTGGAAAACCATCAAATACAAAACCATTATCTGCCTTTGCTACGGCGTCTTTTACAAGTTTTAAGACAATATCATTAGGAGCAAAACCACCTTTACCTAAATCTGATAATCTTTTGGCCATTTCTCCGCCTTGTGCCTTTGCCTTTCTTAATAGTTCACCAGGATAAATGTGTTCTATATCAAACTCTTTGGTAATAAACTTAGCATAAGTTGATTTACCTGAACCTGGACCGCCTATTAAAATAATATTCATTAACTACCTGTGTACATTGTTCGTGGAACATCTACTAACACACCATCAAAAGCGGCTGTATATCTTCCGTTATTACTTCTTGTTTGTATTCTAACATCTATATCTGATTTTTCTGGTACAGCAAATGGTACAGTAAAATCATATTCATAACCATCTGAACCTGAAACTTCAAATGTGTGTTGTATTCTAAATGCTGTTTGACCAAAAAATCTTACATAAAAGAAACCTGAAGCGTCAGCACTTGCCTGTGAAGTACAAGCACCTTTTGTTAATAATAATTGTTTACCAGCGGGTACAGTATAAATCATCATTAAAGTTTGTGCTAAACCTACATTAATATACAATACAGTTGTTGCGCCAATTCTTACATCAATTACACCAACATTGTTTGTACCTGTTGAAATGTAACCTCTATACACTCTTAAAAATTGTTTTGTTGTACTTGCTGTACCACTACTTGATAATGTAATTGTATCTGTTTGTGGTTCGTAATTACTATCTAAACCTTCAACTGTTAAAATCTTTCCGTTATCACTAGCATTAACGGCCTGTGCTGTTAATACACTCGCACTTGAAAATGCTGACCAAGGATATAAAGTATCATTTTTATCCCAACAAGTACCTGTCGTATTAATTGACATAGCAGGAACCGCACCAAACTTATGTATTGAAGAAGCTCCTTTTATCAAGCCTCTAGCAATTTGATAATTCTGTTCGCTTATATAACCTGTGCTTGCCATTAACCTTTAACCCAATCTTTCTCAGCCGTAAAATTGGCTCTACTAAATTCTAATCTATCTACTAACTTGACAGCACCAGCCACTCTATCAACGGCCACAAATCCTTCAGGAGCTGTTACTTTATATCCTGTAGATGTTCTTAAAAAATGGCCAATACTTTGTATTTCACTTAACTTATTAACCAAATAATTTTTAGCATTCTGTAAGGTAACGTGTGAAGCAATAGCAAAATATAAGGCTTGTTTGTTTCTATTAATATAAACCATATTCTTTTTTAAAATATCCTGATATTTCTTTTTACCACTTTCTGTCTTTCTACTATCTATTTCTGCTTGTAAAACATTTTCATAATATTCACCAAACATATCTACAAGTGTTTTTACTTTAGCCATATTACCTTGTGTATTTCTTATATAGTGATTAAAAAAAGTCTTTAATCTAAAACCTACAGATAATGCATCAGACGAAGATTTGGCCATTTCATCTAACATAGAACCAGCTTTTGATAAAGATCCTTCAGCCATTCTTATTCTAGCATTAAAGGTTGATAATTCGCTTGATGTTAATTTAGCTGAGCCACTTACATCTCTATAAGCAGCGTCAGCTAAAAACACGGAAGATATTCCAGATCGACCGGAAACTGTACCAAAACCTGCTTTTAAATCTTTCATTGTTTTACCAGAGTAAGATGTATGAAATACTATACCCATTCTTGCTCTTTTAATTCTTTTACCAATATCTGAATCAATAGGTACAGCATATGTAATAGTATTAGGTGTAAAAGTTAACATATTTTCACCATCTATTTTTGCTGTTTTTAAATCTGATTTTGAAAACAAAAAGTCACCTTGTAATATACCAGATATGTTTAATTTTTTAAGTTCTCTTAATGCTATAGATAATTTGTTAGCCAATTCACCACTATGATTTCTTCTTATATCAGATGATGTATAGTTTATTTTAGGATTTACATTGAAAACGGCCTTTGTACCTACAAAAAATTCACCATTTTCTGGATTAATACCACAGACTATAGCAGGAGCTCCGTCCCATTTGACGGACATATTGACTTTACTACTGGAAGAACCAGCTAGCATATCTCTTATTGAATTAAGAAAATTAATAGCATTTTGACCACCTTTTGAACCACGATTTATTATATCGTCTTCCAGATGTTCTAAATGTGTATTTTTTTCCTTTGTAAAAAATCCTTTAAAACTAAACATTTCTCTCTCATTTTTCCCATTACTATAATCACTTGTTCCATATAAATCAATTATTTACTAATATTTATAACACTAAACACTTACCCATAAGAATTTTGGTATGCCTCCATTAGGCTCCCATACCTTGTTTTTATTCTGAAACTTCACTAATTTGTAAGCGTCTTCTTCAAAAAAGAATTGAGCAATCACATTATTATTAGGTTTTTCAATGACTTCCCATATAATATCTTTCTTATGTTTTTTCATCTTCTTTACATAAGAAAGATTTGGTTGTTCATTATTAGGCCGTCTATCACCTTTGTGAAACTTTACTTTTTGTATTCTTTTTTTTACCATTATACTTTAAAATCAGAAAACTTATCATAAGCCTGTTCAGGTGTAGGATAACTTTCCTTTTCTTTTGTTTGGTTACTATCTACTATATTTTGTGCCGTATTTTCCACGTCATATAATCTCATTTTTGCTCTATCAACACCTACAATAAATGCTCTGTTTAAACCAGGATCATTGTATCTATTCTTTAATTGTTTTACTTTCATTTGCCCTAAAGATTCTAATTCTTCATTAGACATTAAGGCAAACATAAAGTCGGCTGTCGCAGGTAGACCAAAACTTTCTGAAGTATCTTCTAAACCAATATCTGTACTTACGTAACCAGTTCTAGTTGTTTGTGTAGCAGAAAAGATAGGTAAATTAAACTCAACTGCTAGGCCTCTTAATTCTTCAGCAATTGCCTTAATATAAAAATAAGAAGATATATTACCACCTTTAAATCTGCTACTAGCACAAATATTTAAATAATCTACAAACACAACATCTGGTTTAAAACTTTTCTTTAATGATAGTTCATTAATTAATGCTCTAAAATGACCACTATGAGCTGACGCTGTTGGATATTCTTTAATGATTAATTGACCTGTTGTTTTACTTCTTAACTTGGCCATTTTATTATCATATAGTTGTTTAGGCATATCGTGTAAATCATCCATTGTAACGTCCATTAAATTGGCGTCAATTCTTTCAGCAATTCTTTCTTCAGCCATTTCTAAAGTAATGTATAATACATTTTGACCTTGTGTTAAGAAGTTAGAAGCTACGTGACACATAAACAAAGACTTACCAACACCAGTTCCTGCCAAAGCGATGTTTAGTGTTTTACTTGGTACACCACCTTTTGTAATTTTGTTAAAGAAAGACAAGTCAAAAGGATATCTTTTTTCTTTTGTATGGTACCAATCAAATCTACTTTCAGCGTCACCAATATAATCGTGTCCAATATGATTGTCAAAACTAACGGCCAATGCCTCACTTAATATGCTTGGTATTGCCTCTGGCTGTCTTTGTTTATCTTTGCCATCTAGTATCTTAATGCCAGATAATACAGCGTTATGTACTGCTCTATCTTTACAAAACTTTTCTGTTGTATCTAACAACCATTGTAAATCAGACTTTTCATCTGTAAAACTAATAACAAGTTCTTTAATTAATTTTAATTCTTCTTCATTTATATCTTTTCTACGGCCAAACTCAATTAAAATGGTTTCTTTTGTAGGTAGATTTTTATATTCTTGTACAAACTTATCTATTTCTTCGTACAATAGTTTTTCTATTCTATTTGTAAAGTAATCAGGTTTTACAAAAGGTAAAGCCTTTCTTGTAAACTCCTCATTATAAAAGAAGTTTCTTAAAATAGTTATTTCTATTCTTTCGTTATTTGTCAAAGACAACGGTGCCATCTGTTACCTGTTTTTCCAATTGTTCCATTAATATATCACCAATAAAATCTATAAAGTCTTGTGAATCAATATCTGCCTTATTAGGATTACTTACTATATCATAATCAAACTTCATAGGCAACGTTCCGTCTGGATTTTCATCTCTAGCAAATCCAACTTTGCCGTACTTATAGATAACGTTTTCAAATTTACCATCAACGATTTTTATACAAGTAAAATCGTCACCTTCTTTTTGAACAAAAACGTATCTTTTTTTATTCTTCGTCTGATCCGTAGCTGAATTTCTTTTTGGCATATTCATCAATCTTATCTAATACTTCCTTTGTAAAATATTTTTCAGGCTCATCATTGATATTTTTACCAAATACTTTAGAACCATCTGGCATTTCAAATCTAGTTGATACCTTTTTAAAGATACCAACTTCTTCGCCTAGTTCTAACAGACCGTAATACTTATCAAGTCCTTTTTTATAAGTTAGTTTGACATCTATTTGAGCATTTTCTTTTGTTAATCTACTTTTATAATTTTTACAATGTATAATATTACCAACTACTTCAGTACCGTCTTTTTCTTTTCGTTTACCTAAGTAGATGATTGATGAAGCGGCGTACTTCAAACCTGAACCGCCACCCATTTCTTTTTGTGGGAACATAGAACCAATAACATCATAAGTGTGATTGGTCATTATCATAGGTATATTTGCTTTACCTAATTTAAGTGTTAAAACTCTAAACGTTGATTTGACTATTTGTGATCTAGTCATATCTCTTGTTTCTTTACCAGCAGCCGTATCTTCCATTTCTTTTGTAGTAGATAACATACCTAAACTATCTAATACAAACATTAATGGTTTACGTTTATCTTCTGGTTGTTCTAAATATTTGTCTATAATTTTAATTGATTGATTTCTAAATTCTTGTACTGTGGCAACTGGCACAATTACCATTCTACTTGAATCAACACCTCTACCCTCAATCATCTCTTTTGAGATGGCACTTTCTGATTCAAAATAAATTACACCTGCGTCTTTGTCTGTATCTAAAAAATGTTTACAGATACCTAAAGCAAAGAAAGTTTTACCTGTTGCGGCTTCACCAGCGATTGCTGTGATTTTATTTCCAGGCATACCACCGTAAATACTACCTGATAACAAAGCATTAAAAGAATACGAGCCTGTATCAATAAAACTTGTTACGTCTGCGCTATCAACGCCTTCACTTACAAGTGTAGCGTACTCATTACCTGTTTCTTTAATTATGTCCTTTAGAAAATTGCTCATATTCCATTATCTCCTTTTCACTATATTTTAATATGTACCACTTGATGTTATCATTATAACAGAAATTCTTAATTTTGTCAAGCTCCTGTGGCTTAAAATGGTACCGTTCTACAATTTTACCCTTATTATATATCATTATTTCCATTATCGTCTTCAAAGGCCTCTTGCCACCTTTTAATATCTTTTGCCTTTAAAGCGATTCTATCACCTTTTGGCGTATCTATTTCAAAGTTAGGCATATTAGCTTCGCCTTCCCATTCAAACCTATATTTTTCATTTATAGGCACCCAACCTTTTCTTGGATTTTCATAATCTTCAGGTTTTACCCTCATCCATAACAATTCTTTCATATCATTAAGGTTGACAGGTCCAAAATCATTATATACACGACCCTCAAAAGAATCGGCCATATTAAATACAACCTCTTTATTGTATTCTACCTTTCTTTGGAAGTCCCAATAATCTTTTAATTCTTCGTAATCTTTTTTTGTTATCATCTGATTATCTGTATTTGTGCATCCGGTGACCATATTTCAAGTTCTTTCCTCAAACGATTTTCATTTTTAAGATTATTATAACGATTGGTTGCTTTCTTTTTCCACCACTCTATAATATTATTTAGGTTATGTTTGTCGTAGTTTTCATCTTTGACTATATCTGTTTCTGTACCATTTACAATATTGATATAGTTTTTAATACCATAATTACAAGCATAATATCTTTTTCTTTCTGTAAGTTTTTTAGCATTACTAATAGTTGTGTTAAAATTTTCTAAATCTGTACCATCTAAACTTCTTTTAACTAAACCAATAATAGCCATAGTAAGTTTTAGTTTTTTACTTGAAGCGTCATCTTTTACTAATTTGCCTATATTGTTTTCTACAAACTTAGCCAAATCGTGGTAGGGTTTACCGTGTATTAAAGGTATAAAGTCACTATCAGTTAAGCCTTTATATCTTAAAAATGGTTTCATACCATCATATTGGCTTGATGATTTGCTATTACCATATAAAGATGTTGTTTCAAATAAGGCCATATTCATATCATATTTAACATTCATCTTTTGTCTTACTTCGTGTGAACAACAAACAGCGGCCAATAGTTTACCACCCAAATAATTAAAACCAAATGGTTGTACAGGCACAATTACAAAACCCATAATAGAAGTTTTGTTAAATGATTTTAAATCAGGCACTTGTCCTAACATCTCATTACGAGGTTTCATATTAATTACAGGAGATGATAGTCTAATAAAACCAACTATCTTTTGTGTATTAGTTTCCATTACAACTATCTTTAAGTTCTTACCTGGAACATTTGACATATTTGTATGTGAAGAAACCATATTTAAAAGTTTATCAAATCTTTCATTAGTAATCTCTTTTATTTCAAAGTTCATTTCTTCAGGTGATATGTCACTATTAAACAAGTCTTCTTCAGGACCATCATCAAATAATGTACCAGCAGAATTATTTGTTTCTAATTGAGATAACTTTTGATCTCTCATATACTGATCTATTCTATCAAACTGACTAAAATAGTCATTGAATATATTAGCACAATATAGGGCTTGTTCTTTATTTAGGGTCTTCATCATTCCATTTTCTCAATAACCAAATAGGTATAATATACACTATTACCATAAAAATGGCAACCATTAATCCTACTCCAAACATTTCAATCATACTTCATTTCCCCAATAGTCCCAATTTTTAAATGGCTTTTTTCTAGCAAACAACTCTATGTATGGACCATCTACAAGAGCTTCAATCTCTTTGTGTAATAATGGTTTCTCGGAATGTCGACCTCTTTCCTGTACCACTAATTGTTTTACACCCATTGATTTTCTTTTTGGTTTGCCTTTAGTAGCCAACAAACACATTTCAGGATTGGCTCTAGTCCAATAACCTAAACCTGTAAAGAAACCCATTTTAGTTCGATTCGTTTTTGCCCAAGTAAATCCAACTGTCTTATACTTGAAGCCCCAGGCGTCAATAACTTTAAACGCCTGGTCTAAAAGTGGATCTACAACCCACATTAAAAGGACTGCATCGTCCTTAGCAATTCGGTCAACAGGTAACCGAATAATGTCAGCGATAGACATACAAGGATAATGTCTTTCAGGACTTTTATCCTTTCCTTTGTTACTATACGTTTTAAAATACCAAGGAGGGTCAGCATATATTACTCCATATTGTTTGTTAGTTTGAAAGTCCATAAGCCTGTATAAAATATCTAATCATTAATATTATTATTAAAAATTGAGGTATACTTAAATTAGTTCTAGCAGCCAATATGGCTCCTGTGGCAAAACCCCAATGTATAGTTATTATTAATAAAAATAAACCTGTTATCATCCAAAAAATGCCTCTAAACTGGCCTTTTCTTCGTGTTCCCAACCAATCGCCTGTAATATAAATCTCATAGGATCTAAAAATGTTTTTTCAAATTGTGTTTCATAATCAATATATTCTTTGAGTTTAAACTCTTTAGGTAGTTTAGTAATATAACTTATTACATCAAATTTAAATGGATTTGCCTCTAGTAATTTTAAAAACTTGATTTTATCACCCTCTTGTATGTAAGGGTATTTGTTTTGTAACTTAAATTGTTTTAGTTGATGATTATAAATCAAAGCACCTTTAACGTGAATAGGTGTGCCTTTAATAAACACATCATTAGCGTGTTTGTATTTTCTTAAATTATTACAACTTCTAGGAAAAGATATTTGTTCAGCCGACATTTGAAAAAACTCTTTTTTAAATTCAGAAATAAAATTGTGTAAATCAGATTGTTCTTTAGACATAATAATCTTAATGGCTTCTTTAATCTTACCTCTACAAACTTGTGGTGTTGATGACTTAACTGCTTCAATACCCATAATCTTTAATTTAGGATCAGATAGTCTAACGCCTTCTTCATCTAATACATTTAACATATATCTTTTTTTAGCTACCCATATACCTTTATTGGCAATTACTTCTCGTTTCATTACCATACAATTTTTAAAAGCATTTGTATAATCAGCCAATTCAGCAAAACATTTTTCTAAAAATGGTTCTATTCTACTATCTACAACCTTGTTTAAGAAATTACATATCTGTTCATTATCTTTACCTTCACAAGTTTTTTCTACTAACTTGTCAAGTGTTACATAAATTGAATCTGTATCAGACGCCACAATATAATCTAACTTATCGTGTGTTTTTAATATTTTATTTAAATATTCATTTACTTTACTTTCAATAAAACGAATAATAAACTGGCCTGCCGTTGTAATGGCACTTGCCTGTCTTACATCATAATATCTAAAGTATTGATTGCCTACGGCACCATAAGCACTATTGAGAGCAATCTTTCTAGCCCATTGAATATTGTGACAACGAGATATTTCTCTTACAAGTTTAGGATCTTTTGTTTTTTCATATTCTTTTTTTGCCTTTAACATTCGTTTCTTGTAAATAACTCGTTCATTGTACATTGTTTCCATCATTTCAGGTAAAAAACCTTGACCATCTGTTTTAAATAAAGCACCATTAGGTGTTATACAAGCGCCTTCAGTTTTTAAATGAGTGAGTGGTGTCCTTTGTTCTAACATTTTATTTACTGAAACGCCAGATGATTTAACTCCTATAATCTTTTCGGGAGAAATATTATACTGTATGATAATATGAGGATATAGAGAGTTAATATCAAACGACACCACCCATTTGTGTTGACCAAGTTGAGGTTCTTTTACATAAGCGCCTTCGTATTTTGTTTCTTTTAAATGTTCTTCTCTTGGAGGCACACAAATATTTTTTTTCATTAAATGGTTTGCTATCAAAGTGTCCCATACTCTAACTTGTGAAAATATATCACCATAGTTTACTTTACTTTCATAAGCAACGGTTAATGACAAGTCAATTAGGCCTAGTTTATCTTCTAGTCCATCAACAATTTCTACGTCTTGTATATTGTAATCAACAAACGATTGAAAGTCTTTAGTATACCATTCTTTAAATGTATCATATGGCATATCATCTTTACCACGGCCAAGTTCTAACTCACCGATAAAGTCAAGTTTATAACTTTCTTGTCTTTGTGGTACAAACCATTTGTATAAGTCCAAGTAATCTAAATTTGTAATACCATAAATTGTATATACGGTTTGAGGTCTACCTCTTACAACAATCTCCTCACTTTTAATTAAACCCCAAGGCGACATTTTATTGGCCACTTTATCGCCAGCAATCATTTTAATTCTATTCATCAAGTAAGGTAAGTCAAAGAATTTTGTATTCCAACCAGTAATTACATCTGGATAGTTCTTAATCCAAAACTTCATAAACTCAAATAATAACTGATTTTCATTCTTACATTGAACGTAAGTTACATCTGATCTATCAGTTTTATATTCACCTGTACCCCAAGTAATAATTTGTTTGTTAGATTGATTTTTAACTGTAATACAAAGTAATTCTTCAATAGGATTTTCCACATCAGGAAAACCATTTTCACAACTTGTTTCAATATCAAGTGTGAAGATTTTAATATGATCTTTATCCCATTTAATATCTTCAGGATATTCTTTACCAATATATTGATAATGGTATCTTTCTAATCCGTAAATAGGTGAATTTTGAGTTACAACTTCTCGTCTAAACTTACGAGCAGAGTCTATGTTTTTAAATGTGATTGGTTTTAAATATTGGCCTTGTAAATTTTTATATTCAGTTTCTTGTTGTGTTAAAGCATATAGAGTAGGACCAAAATCTAACTTTTCTTTAAAGTCTTTACCCTCGTGTATACCTCTTACAAGAAGTTTGCCTTTGTGTTCAATTACTGATTTATAAAAATTCATTATAAGTCTTTTAATAATGTAGCTATCAAACCATTATGTTTTTTAGTCAATGTAATTTGACAAGATAATCTACTTTGTTTAGGTTTAAATTCAGGTTCATATTCTAACAATTCAATTTCAGCTGTATCTGTAGGTATAGATTCATAATACCTTTCATCAATATGTACGTGACAAGTAGCACAAGCACAACTACCAGAACAATCTGCTGGTATTTCTGGTATGGATACTTTTGAATAATCTCTAGCAGCCTTCATTAGAGTAGTGCCTTCAGGCACATCAACTGCTATCTTTGAGCCATCACGTACAAAGTAAACAGTTATCACTAATCTAATTTAGGTAATTTAGTTTCTGTAATTAATCCTGGTGATGTTAAAATACTACTTGTATTTTTTTGATATGATTTTAAAATATCTTCTTTAGGATCTGTTATGAATACAACTTTGTCTTTTGATACCGTAACAGTATCACTTTTACCAAAAGCATTATATAATGACATCATTAATTGTATTGGTTGGCCTGGTGCCGATTGTTGAGGTATAATAACAAATGCTTTGTTTAAATTTACACCTTGGTCGTCTTCTTCTACTCTAGCGATTACATCTTCGCCAGTAGCTAGTCTTAATAGTTTCACGTCTGACATAATATTTCTCCTTATTGTTTATAATATAACATAAATTGACTAAATTGTCAATGTTATTTCTTTTCAAAACCCACTTTGTCTTGTTTACCTTCTTTTTCAATAGGTCTTAATCTCTTACTTAATACAAATGTTCTATTAGGGTTGACACTTACATTCATTTGTCGCATTAATTCTCTATTAACTAATATATCTGAGCCTGATCGTGGTCTTTGGTCTAAACCAAATTCAATATCTTTATATGTAAAACCATTAAATGTAATATCTAATAATATCGTTGGTCTAATTTCTGATGGCTCTTCACCGTCAGCATTTGCTCTATAAACTTTACTTGTACCGTGTCTTGGTTTAGTATGAGTTTTTCCGTCATATTTCCATTTAACTATTTTACCATCTTCTAAAATTTCATCAGCGTGTAAGGCACAAGCAAGTGAACCATTTCCTGTATCAAATTTTGCTCTAACTTTTCCTAGTTCATCTAGTTCAACAGTTTCTAACCAACCACATTCACTATTTGCTTGTCTATCCCAATGACTTCTTTTTGATACCCAATCTATAATATCATACATTAATTCTTCGCCACCGATAGCGCCTGATGGTTCTGGTTCTGAATAGTAATCTTTATATTGATAACCTTCATATTCGGCACCTGAACCTGGACTACCATTGATTTCTAATACATAAGGTTTACCCTTGTAAATGATATGATCTACGCCTACAAGGTACGCTTTGGACGCTCTAGCGGCTTTTAAAATGATTTCTTGTTCTTCTTCACTTAACTTATATGGTTTTGGTGTAGCGCCTCTATGAGTGTTGGATCTAAACTCACCTTTAGCGGCAACTCTATTTGTTGACGCAAATATCTTATTATCTACGACTAAAGTTCTTACATCACCATCTACTTCCATATATTCTTGTATTAATACTTCTGCATCGTGTTTCCATAATGCTTGTATTGTAGATACTAAACTATCCATACTTTCAATTTTAATTACACCAATACCTTGAGTACCAGTTAATGTTTTAAGTATGATAGGAAATTTATTACCAACTAATTTTACAGCGTCTTCTATGTTTTTTTCATTTGATACAAACGCTGTTCTTGGTGTAGGTATACCAAACTTTTCAAATAGTAATGCTGTTGTTAATTTATTATCACAAGTCAGCATAGCTGATCGTGTGTTTAACATAAATGCTGATGAGTTTTGAAAGGCTGATATTAATGATAATCCAGCTTCGTCTTCAATAGAACCTGCTCGTGTAATACAAACAGTATCTTTACCTATAAATGTATGTTCAGAATCTTTACCATCATAATTATAAATGGTTAAAGTATTCTTATCTTCGTCTTTACCAGTGATGATAGCGTGTTTTGTATTGATGACAACACACTCAAAAGCTTTTTTCTTACAAGCCTTTTGAATTAAACCAACTGTAAGTTCTTTTTTAGGAGCTTCACCAGCTTTTTGTTTTTTAACATTTGGATTAGACTTCGTAATAATTGCAACCGTAATCGGTTTATTTTTACGTTCTATATTTTGCTCAGTAATAAAATCTTTAAACTTCGGTACTTGCATTGTCGCTATCTTTTACTTCTTCCTTATTCTCATCAATTTTTTTACCAATATTATATTTAGCTGATAGCGTCCATTCTTTTTTTTCTTTAAAAGGTAATACTTTGATTTGACTTAATGGTGCTTTGTTTTCAGCTTTTGCTGGTTTTACAATGTCAATTAAATTCCAATCCTGTAAAAGAATAGCAATAGTATTTCTTCTTTGTATATCGTTTTCAACCAATGTAGCCTTTTTACCGTCTAAAGCAAATAGTTCTTTAAAGTGTGTTATAAAGTATTTACCTTGTTTATGTAAAATGTGACACGATTGATAAAGTGTTTTGTCTTTTCGGGACGCTACACCAATTCTAGTTAATGTTTCTCTAACTTTAAGGAAGTCGTCTGGTTGTTTGATTGTGACCTCTAACATACTTTCAGGCGACCAGTTTACAATTTCTTCGCTCATTTTTTTCTCCCACCTTTGTTCAAGGTCTCTTTTATAAATTCAATTTGTTCGTCTTTTAGTATGCTAAGTGCTTGTTTTGCTTTCTCATTACTATATCCATAATATTCTTTGACATACTCTAAATTCTTCAATTTGGCTTGTGATAACCATTTGCCACCAAATCGCTTCTTTTTTCTAATACTATTTATCAAAAAATGAAACTGGACTTTCTTATCTAAAAAGTGATAACCATTCATTTCATTGGCAGCTGCTATACTGTCATAATGCATTGATAAACACTTGTTAATGATAAACGGTGGATACTTCTTTTCCCACGTTAAATCGTCTGTATCTAATAGATTTTCTTTAGTAAAGTTTATAGCGTTTAAGTAATCTTTCAATTCGTACATAATAATTCTGGAGCGGATAGGCGGTAACGCTCCGCCATCTCCACGTTGGCAACGTGGCGTAATACTTCTATACCATATCCGCTTATGGTTTTACTTTCTTTTATTGTGTCTACCCATATACCAATCACCAGGTTCATAATCCCATCTTTTACCGTGATGTCCTCGTATATCAGCATACCATATTCTTAATTTTACTATTAATTTTCTAAAAAATGTTCTTCTAGCCATTCTAATCTCTTATTTAAATTTACAACTCGCCATTATTTCTGTAAGGCAGGCAACCATATTTATCTCCTGGTCAGCAACAAAGGCAGATTTATATTGATACCCAGCCAAAATTAATATAGATTGAGGAATAGATTTAGAGTCTAGTGCTGTATAGAGAACATCATAGATAGTTTTAAATAGAAAAGAGGCCTCTTTGTCCAAGTTCTGAACAACCCATTTTCTCATATCATTAAATCTTTTTTCTTTTAATGATACTATGAGTTCTTTGGTATTAGCTTCTGATAGACTAAAAAGAATACCACTATCAATCTTACCTCTAACTGAATATCTTTGTAGTTCGTTGATAGTTCTTCTAAAGTCTGGATAATACTTTTGTATTAATTCTGACAATACTTTTTTGTCATATTCTATATTCTCATCATCAAGTATACCACCTAATCGTTTCATAAAGGCAGTAGCCGTCTTTACCTTTTGACCATTTTTTATGGCAAAATCAATGACAGTACAACGACTATGTAATGCTGGTATTATCTTATTGACATAATTACAAGTAAATATAAATCTACAATTATTGTAAAATGTTTCTATAAAGTTTCTTAAAGCAGGCTGAACACTATCAGCGTTCATATAATCTGCCTCATCAATTATGACAACTTTATGATTAGCGTCTTCGGTAAGAGATACAGTAGAAGCAAAGTTTTTAATCTTATTTCTTAATGTATCTATTTGACGGCCTTCGTCTGAACCATTAATAATGATATAATCACTACCTAGTTCTTCACATAAGGCTCTTGCTACTGTTGTTTTACCAGTACCGGCAGTACCAGACAACAATAGGTTAGGTATTTCTTTTTGTTTTAGAAATTGTGTAAATGTATTCTTTAAATCTTCGGTAAGAATACAATCGCTTATCTTTTTTGGACGGTATTTTTCAACCCACAAAAAATCTGACATAATATAAACCTCACTTTATTCATTATTAGGGTGTTTCCATTGTAAATTCTTTTACAATTTCACTATCAACATCATAACCACCTTTATTCATTGTCCAACAATCTTCTTCACGGTCATAATCGTGTTCATCAACAAATTCTTGTACTTTATCTGCCAAGTCTTTGTCTTCTTGTGAAGCTTTATGATAGTCGTTCCAATTAAAGTATAAACCTTTTTCAAAGGTAGGCAAATCGCCAAACTCCTCTATAATATCAGAAACAGCAATTTGTCTATTAAGATAATGTGTTGTTTGATGATATTCTCTGGTTTCTACTTTTAAGTAGTCGTCTGCTTTGTATTCGGTACCGTCTTCTAATTTATAGACTTCAGACATATTAAAACTCCGAATCTGGTTCTAATGCTATCCAATATTGTATAGGTTTATTTCTGTTTACAAAATGACTTATCTTTTGTTTAGATATTGCTACATCATAATCATCTGAAACCATTTTAAAGTTTTCAGTTTTAAAATAGGCCGTAAATGTTTTATCGGTCTCACCAACTTCAATAGAATAATCATTTGAAGATTTGTTTTTCTTATCTGTAGCAATTAATTTAATTGATTTACCATCACCTTTAACGGCAACATCTGGTAAATTTAATGTAGTAGCTGCTTTTAGTAATTTAGAAAAGGTTTCTTTTTTAAATGTAAAAGTAACTTCTTTATCTGGCATTGTAATATTCTTTGTAGGCGAAACAATAACTGATTTGTCAGCAAAGAAATATTTTATTGCCTGTTTAGAATTAGAATCAGCAATCTGAACATTTGATCCACCATTAAACTTTAGTTCTGGTTTTTCAAAAAGTTCTACTGATCTCAAAAATTCTGGTAGATCATAGATAGCAAATTCGCTTTCAAACTTTTCTGATATTTCAGCTTCTGCTAAAATATTTTTCATTGTAGAGATTGTCTGTACTTTGTTTCCAGGTTTAACCAATATATTTTGATTAATGTCTGAAAAGTTTTTTAATACAGAAACCGTATCACTTGATAGATTCATATATCACTCCTTCATAATTTAACATATTATAATATAACATAGTATAGTTTTTTTGTCAATGTTATTTTGATTTCAAATAACTTATCATATTCTCTGGTGTAGTTTCAACGTATGGGTCATTATCTGATCCGTCATTATTGATACCTGGTTCTTGCCACCACTTTTCAACAACTCCATCGTTAATAACTGCCATATATCTCCAACTTCTATTACCAAAGCCTTTATGATTTTTTCCAATTAACATTCCCATAAATCTAGTAAAATTACCAGATCCATCAGGAATTACTTTTACATTTTTGATTTTTAAAATTTCTGCCCAAGCGTTCATAACAAATGTATCATTTACTGAACAACAATAGATTTCATCTATTCCAAGACTTTTAATTTTTTCATAGTTTTCATCAAAGCCTGGTAATTGAGTAGATGTACAAGTTGGTGTAAAAGCACCAGGTAGAGAAAACAATACAACTCTTTTGCCTTTAAAAAAGTCGTCTGTAGATTTTTCTACCCACTTACCCTCATCAAAGTTACAGCCATCTTCTAATACAGAATCGCCTTCTCTTATTTTAAAATTAGTTTTTGGTATTACAAATTTATCAAACATTATTTACTCCTCGTTCAAATTTTGGAGCGGATGGACTGTACTGCCCAATCTTTTCCTGGTTGGAAACCAAGTGTATTACTTTTATACGACATCCGCATTATTTAATATATCACAAAGCTATTCTAAAGTCAATGCTGGTTTATAATTCATAATTAATACTTCTTTACCTTTACCAGCGCCTTTGTTTTTACTAGCGTTTTGTTTATTAAATTCTTTTTCTATCCAAGTGTATTGATCTTTTGGAAACCACTTTTGTAAATCTGGAAAGTCATAATAAGACAATACAAATTTACCTTTTATTTCTTTTAGTTTATTGGCCAGGTCTTCGTGCTGGCTTCTTTGAAAGTCTTTTACATAGTAATCTTCCATTTTATAGTATGGAGGATCAACATAAAATAATGTATCTTCTTTATCATACATATTAATAACTGTTTCATATGATTCGTTATGAATATGATTTATGCCTTTAATAAAATATAACCATTTTTTATCACTAATTTTATCTATAAAATGTTGATACTTTGATTTATATTTACCTTTTAAATTTACAAACTTTGTTTTTTCATTTAGAGTATCACCACTAAAACTTTGAGTTTGTAGGTAGATATATTTTGTGGCTCTTTCAATATCACCTAGTTCAAAGTCTGTATTAAATGGTATTAAATCTGATTTAAATTGATTAAAAATTTCTTCTTGTTGTGGTTCATATGACAATAAAGATTTTAAAAATTCTCTATCTTTATGTCTGGCACAATGAAATATATTTGCTATATCTCTATTAAAATCATTATATACATTTGTATGAGCCTGATCTATTTGGTGGTTGGCCACAAAATAAACCCAATAGGCACCACCAAATGGTTCAACATAAGTATTATGTTTTGGAAAGTTGGAGGCAATCCATTTTGCCTGAAACTTTTTACCACCAAGATAACTAAACACTAACTTTCACCTTTTTTGTACCTGTTTTCCAGTTATCTATATCTGTCTGAATAACCGTATTATCTATTGAAGTATCACCTGTATCTCTATAAGAATTTACGTGTCCTTTATGATATTCTTTTGTTTGTAATTTTGATAAATCAATATCTTTTCCTTCTGGTGTTTTAAAGTTATCTCTGGCAGCCACAGCTAGTTTATCACTATCATTGACAACTCTTTTTGAATCCATTTTAATAAAGTATTCATCAACATCAAGTTTTTCCATAATCATCTGATTTCTTTTAACATTGTTGGCTGCTTGTCTGCCACCTACCATTGTTTCAAACGATTTAGGGTCACCTTTACCACAAGGATATGGAGTTTTATCTCTTAATAAATCACCTACTACTTTTACATAGTGATTAATAAAAGCGTCTTCTTTACCTGGTTTAATTTCTTTTTTATCATTTTTTAAATCTATGAAAATTATCCATAAATCAAAGATAGAGTTTCTATTAGGTATAGCATTTAAATCACCTTTTGATACCCAACTCATAAACTGATTAAATCTTTTTTTAAATAGATTTATGTTTTGATCTACTTCGGAACCAATTCTATACATAGAATTTAATGAAGCTGGTGATATTGTTGTTTCAGCACCTTCAAAAAATACGTGGCACATACCAGCAATAAAATCATCTAAGCCTCTTCTATTTTGTTGTTCTGGTGTAAACCATTTAGTAAGTGAATTAAAGAATCTATCTTTATGTTGTTCAGCTAATTCTCTAATTACATTAGCAACATCACTAGTTCTAGCATTTCTTTTTTCAGGTTCATTCAAAGGTTTACCGTCATTAATTCTAGTAAACACTTCGGATAATTCTTCTCTCGTTGTATCTGTATATATTTCTAAATTTACTCTTGCTTCTAAAAATGCTGATACAATTGCTTTAGGTAAAGTTGTTTTTGTATAATCAACTTCATTTTTTTCTCTATCAAAAACAAGTTTATCATTTAAATCAGTTTTAATTTTAAAAATATTACCCTCAATTTCGTAAGTTCCTTCTTCAACACCAAAACTACCGTCAATAAAACCTACAATATTGATTGTTCTATTATTAGAATCTAAATTTAAATATGTAACACCAGCGTCTAGCCATTTTTGGAAATATTCTTCATCTATTTTTGATTCTCTTTCAATAGCAGATTTTAAACACTTTTCAACATCACAAAATATAAATTTACTAGGTGCCATATTTCTAATTGTAGAAGTCATATAACTAGAGCCTTGCTCTATTTTCCACCTTGTAAATTCATTTGCTTGAAAGGCCTTGTCGGCTGCTTGATTTGGTTCTACCCTTTTGATAAAATCCAACATTGGTACTTCTTCAGTATCAGATTTCACTTGTCTAAAAATAATACTCATAATATAATAACCTCCACAGTTTATTTTTTATAATATAATTATAACATAAAAAAGGCGGAAAGTCAAGCTCTCCGCCTTCTATTTTACTATTTACTTAATATTAATTGTTCTTGGTTTTTTAGACTCTGGAACAATTCTTTCTAAAGACACTTTTAAAAGACCATCTTTTAATTCAGCGCCTTTAACTTCAACATCATCAGCGATTGTAAAAGATTTAGAGAAATATCTTTTAGCGATACCTTTATGGATTACTCCATCCTCGTCTTTGTCTTTAGTTGCTTCTACAGCTGATTTAATATTTAAGACACCATCTTCCATATTGATTTCAATATCTTTTTTACTGAAACCAGCAAGTGCTAGTTCAATATTGTAAGTAAAGTTACCTGTCTTTACGATATTGTATGGTGGATAGTTATATCTAACCATTTCGTTGAAATTATGGTCGTCCATCATTCTTTCAAAGTGGTCGAACACGTTATCAAACCCAACGGTTACCGGTCTTAATTGATTAAAAATAGAAAGTGCTTTATTAGTCATATTTTCCTCCTTATTAAAGCAAGTTAATTTAAGAGCCCATTATGGCGCTCTTGTTATTAATATAAGTATGAATTTCTACCTTTCAAGTGGTCAAAAATGTCACACTCAATATTATTTATAATGGTAGTTTCTTTTATCACGGAGTGAAACTACCAAACTTCACCGTTTTTGCGACACCGATAAATTTTATCGGGTTTTTACGCCGTTAGGACTTACGAGCCGCCTAACAATAATATATATACATCAACACAGGCGTAAAATCTAAAAACCTCTTTGTTGTTTTAACTTCTTTTGTTGTTTTTTAAAGTTAGCAATACCTTCTTTTTTCTTACGTCTTTTTATTTCTGACGGTTTTTCATAGTATTGTTTTGCTTTTAAAATTTTTAACTGGCCATCTTTTTGTACTTTTTTCTTAAGCACTCTCATAGCCTGTTCTAAATTACCGTTTCTTACTTGTATAGTTATTGACAAAATGTTTTTACCTCCTCTCCTGTAAGTGTAGATAAAATGGTGGAGGGCACAACCCCTCCACCTAGGACTACACTATGTGTGATAGATTTAGATAACTTCGTCATCCGACTCACTATCATTGTCATCCGTTTGAGCTTCTACTTCAGCTTTTCTTTGGTCTTCTATAATGTCTTCGACACTAGCGCCAGAGTCAACTTTTGTATATAACTCAACAAACGAATTTTTTGTATCATCATCAAATCTATTAGTACACATTTGAATTGCTTTCATCTTATTGTCAAAGATTGAATACGCTTGTGTAATGTGGACTAATCTTCTGGTAGAGATAATCTCATCAACACCACCATCAAAGTAGGTTTTTCTAATCACATCTGCCCACGTTGTTAACTTGTCAACGAATTTGGCATCTGATTTACCATAAGACTTTAATGTATTGTTAAGTATCTTTTTTTCAATACTAACACTTGGATATTTCTGCTCAAAGGTAATTGGAAATCTTTCCAAAAACGCCTCGTTAAGAACATTGGTACCGATAAACTTACCGTCTTCGGATCCTTGCCCTTTAGTGTTAGCAGTAGCAATCACATTGAAGCCTTGAGCTGGTTTAACATACTTGTTAATTTTTTTAACAAACACACCAGAACCTTCTAGGATTGGTTGTAAACACATAATCTTATTACTTGCTAAGTCAATCTCATCAAGTAGAAGAAGAGCGCCTCTTTCCATCGCTTCAATTACCGGACCGTTTTGCCATACAGTTTGGCCATCTTTAAGTCTGTAACCACCTAATAGATCGTCCTCATCTGTTTCAATTGTAATGTTAACTCTTATTAATTCTTTTTTAGCCTCGGCACAAGCTTGAGTAACACCCATAGTTTTACCGTTACCAGACAAACCAGTAATAAACACAGGATAGAACCTGTTAGATTTAATAATTGATTTTAAATCTGGATAGTTACCAAAACTAACGAACACAGGATCTTTTTTAGGTACGATATTACCTGTCAAAGATGAAACCACATAAGCGGCCTCTTTTTTAGTTTCATTATCAGGGGTTAATATTTTTTCATTATCAGTATCAGCTTCTTTTACTTTTACTGATTTAGCTTCGCCATCAACTGGCAGTTTAAATAAAGACTTACCAACTTTGTAATCTTTATTTTTAATTAACCATTGTGGAGCGTATTTACAACCAAACTTAGCGTTGGCTTCTTTTAACTCTCCTACAGTTAATTGTGATTTGCCAAACTTCTCTAAAGCGTGTTTAACAAATTCTTGTTGTTTAGTATTTAACATAATGTACTCCTTTTTTGTTTTCATTGGTATATCCTATCATAACCATCATAGAAGTCAAGCCTATAAAAAGCATAGTAAAATCAACCATTTTAAGCAACCTCCTCTATGAATTTGTTTAATAACGATCTGGAAACGATTCGGCCTTTCATTGATTTACTGAATAACTGTTTAATCTTACCAGCTTTCATACCGTCATTTACTGCTGAAAGGTCAGTATTCTCAACCGCCATTGTTTTACCATTTAATAAAAAGTATCTATTGTAACCTGGTTTGTTAACATCAGCTACTTTTTCTTTATTAAATTTATTTTTAAGAGCTTGTAATTTATTGTGTTTATCATTCCAATCTTTGTATTTACCGATCATACCTTCTAGTTCCCACATTCTGTTTAATCTTTTAACAACATAGAAACCAATTGTATTAATATTGTACTGAGATTTTAAAACATCTAACAATAAAGTAGTCATTTGGCCAGAAAAATAATTATCTTCAACTGTATATTGTTTTTTACCCATTGTGATAACTGGCGTACCAGCTGATGTTTTTTCTACACCTAAACCTTTTTCAGTATTAACAACTTTTTCAGTACCATAATTTGAATTAGCGCCGCCATCTGTTAATGTAATAAATGTCATTTTTTCAATGTTATATTTCTTTTTAAACATTGGTACAATTTTATTCATAACAACTAAAGCTTCGTTTAAAGGTGTAGTACCTAACCAAAATTCTTTTGGAATATCAAATCTATCACCTTTGTAATAGTAACTATCCATATAGCTTCTGTTAGTGTATCTATCCTCATAATATAAACCCATATGATATAAGTACATTAAAGACTCATCTAAATCAGTTTTTTTCATTCTGTGGCTGGCAATATTAATTAGATTAAAATTATCAAATAAACCATCACCGTGTTTTAAATTCCAAGTTTTTGATTTTATATTAATTCTGTTACCTTTATCATCATAGTCATATGATCTTAATTGTCTATCGCCGTCCATTTCACTAGTAAATAGGTAAACTTCATAAGGTATATTAATTTTTTGGCAGAACCATACTAGATTTAAAAGTTGATCAATTGTCTGTTTAATAACATCACACATTGAACCAGACCAATCTAATAACATCATCATACCGTGGTTTTTTTCATTTGGTAAGATAGTTAATCTTTTAAAGATGTCGTCACTAAATTTGTAATCTTTTAATTTAAGAGGATCAATAACACCAGTTTTATCTGTACTTGCTCTTTTGTAAGCTGTAGCAGATTTTTTCATTTCAAATTCTTTAACTAGGTAGTTAACAGTTTTTTTGTTATCGTTTTTAAATTGTTTAAAGTTATCTTTTAACCAATTAATATATTCAATTCTTTTATTATGCTCATAAGAATAATATTCATTCTTTTTAAAAGCATATTCTTTCCATTTTTTAACCCAATCTTTGCCTGATACCATAACATTTTTTAGATTTGGTTCTGGTAAATTAAAGTAAGTATATTTTGTTTTGCCGTCTAATAACTTTTCTTTGTTTTTTTCGTAAGATGAATCTGTAATAGCAACTAATTTTTGAGGATCCACACCACCGTCACCACCAGCACCATCAGTATTGTAAGAATTGGCTTCTTTACCATTCTCATCATCTTCAATATTCTCATCTGATTTGTTTGCTTGTGATTCTTGGTCGCCATCATTACCATTATCGTTGTCTGAATTGTTACTTTCAATATCTGAATTACCATCTTTAGTATTAACATTATTATCTGAATCTTGCTCATCATCTAAATTGTAGTTTTCAACTAAAGGGTGAGTATCAAAATCTGGCAATTTTTTCATTTGTTCAATTTGATCTTTTTGCCAGTTTAACATCTCTTTAGCTAACTTAACAACTTGATTAAAAGTTTTAAGAGCGTCAACTTTAGTTAACCAATTTTTTTCTTCACTTGAAAATTTAAAATTAATTCTATTCATTGACTTTGATCTCATATTAATTTTATCAATTAACATCAAATCAGTATTAATATCTTTACCTCTCAAACCAAAGAAGTTTTGTTTTTCCATAATATCAAAACCATTAAGATAATTTCTAACTACACCTGGATATTTTTTTTGAATTAACTTGTCAATTCTAGTATCTTCTAAAACATTTACATAAGCTCTTAACTCATCATCACCTGAAATCTTAGTCCAACCATCTGTTGGTGTAAATAAAGCGTGAGAACATTCGTGTGCTATTAACATATCATAAACATCACCACTTTGTACTTTAAAGATTGGTAATGTTAAGATACGATTAACAGTATCAAAACTTGCTGTCTTAACTTGATTATGTTGAATTATAATATTTTCAGTAGCAATCAATTTTGCTAACTGTGATTTAGTGTCTATGTTTATTTGTGTAGTCATACTGTATATCCTATATTATTTTATTAAAAATGTCAAGCCTATAAATTTTGTAGAAAGCGGCTAGCAAGAAAGAAAAAAAATGAGAAATAAAACAACTAACCGCTTTCATAGGATAATCCTAACGCAAAACGCTTTAAAAGTCAAGCCATTAAATTTTGTTGATTTTACTTACTTTTTAAAAGAACAGAACCAGAACACTTATCGGCCTACTTGATTTAGAAAGTGATTCTTACATTCTTCCCAATTCATATAGATTAATTCATCATAAAAATGGCTGTCTGTATTATATCTGCCTTGTTCAACCAGTGATTTTACACGTTTTTTAGCGTGTTTTTCTTTCCATACTTTAACTAGTGATTCGGTACTACTATCAAATCTTTTAACTAAATCTTTCGCCTCTATCTTACCACATAGAAATTCGTTAGTATTTTCATATAATTTTGTAAAGTAGATACCTCTTTGGTGTTCAGTTCTAATATATTCTTTTGGTATATCTAGTTTTGAATACGTAAAGTTTAGTGATCTATTCTTATGATCTCTTTTTAATGGTTGGCCGTTAGGTCTTTTGGCTTCGTGCCATTCCCAATACTTTCTAGTATGATTTTTCTTTAACCAAGTCCATATCATATTTCTAACTTTTCTACTAGGTTGAAATGATACAGAACCAGTTGTAAAACCCATTCTTTTCCAATATTTTAAACCATCATATTGAGATAGTGTATTGGCCTTTGCCTTACCGTATAAACTAGTAGTTGTTACGCCAACTAACTTATCACCATATTTTTCTTCCCATATTCTTTGTACATCATCTGATAAACACAGATACGCTAATAATTTACCACCTGTAAATGAATATCCTAATGGTTGTGTTGGTACAATAGAAGAACCTATTGCTGTATGATTAATTTTACCCTCAAAGGTTTTAATTTGTCTATCCCAACCTATAAACTTATCACGTGGTGTTAAATCCATAAAGTCACCTG